ATGGTAAACGAAGATATTCCTGCTATTGCAGACCAAATGATACATGAATTTGGTGCTGACAAGGCCGCACAATTTAAAGAATCAGCAGAGCAAACATTAAGTACAGCATTGGAAAGTGCCAAACAGGCAAAAGATGGTGTTAATGAACTAGTTGGTAGCATTACTGGTGAGGACATGGGACTTATGGGTGGCGCAGACGATATGGGTAGCATAGAAGATCCAATTGGTGCTGATAGTCCAATAGATGATATGGGTGTTGAAGAACTTCCAGAACCTGAAATAGATGTCAACGAACCAGCGGCGGCAGGACCAGAAGAAGAGCCACTAGGTAGAGCACCTGTAGAGGTGTAAAATGCTCATAAACGAGGTTATAGCAGTACAAGAAAAAGATCAGGATTTTGCGGCAGGATTGTTAGCAAAAGTCCAGGATATTTTAACAGTTGCTATGTCTCGAGACATCAAAAAGATATCAACAGAAAAGTTTCTTAAAATTTTAGATGCAAATGGTTATAGTGATTTATCTATGGACCAATTAAAACTTGCAGTAAATACAAGCGGATTTGCTAACAGTATAGACGATGATGTTATTGTGCCTAAAGACGAACTTGGTGCAGATATAGACACTGGTGAAGAAGATCCATCAGTAGATGTTGGTGCAATGGCTGGCGATCAGGCTATGCAAGATATTAAATCGGAGTTATAATGCCAAGTAGTTACAATACAGGAAGTAAAAACATATTTGTAAATGCCACACAGGCAAGAGCAGATAGCAGAAATAATGTTGTAGTTCATGGCGAAATAAGATCCATTGAATCTGAAGTTTTTTCTAATATAGATTCTGGCGTACTATACGCAAATATTGTATCTAGTACCACAATGACAAACAGTAATGTGTACTATTATGTATGGAACGGCACAACTACTGACCCCACAAAACTAGATCAAATCAATTATGTCAAAAAATACTTCACTGACTTAGGTTATGGAGTTGCCATAAAAACAAATACTAGTTCAAATAATACTATTACTTGGAACATTTCCTGGTAAATAGTATTAAATAAAAAACTAAAAATTATATGCTAGTATCAAAATACGATTACCCTGCTCTACGACGAGTACAAACTAAAAAAGGAAGACAATATGTAGGTGAGGACGAAAAGCCTGTGCCTAGTGTTACCACAATACTTGGAGATACAGGAGATAAGACTGCTCTTATAGCCTGGCGTAAACGAGTAGGAGAAGCAGAAGCAACTCGCATAAGTACAGAATCTGCAGGTTTAGGTACCAAAGTGCATAATGCTTTAGAAAAATTTATACTACAAGAAGACTATGAAATAAAAGGCAATAACCATATAAGTGTTATGGCTAAAAACATGGTTAATGAAATGATAGATAAAGGATTAGTAAAAGTAAATGAACTTTATGGTGTTGAAGTAGGCTTGATTGCAGAGGGACTATATGCAGGAACGGCAGATGGTATTGGAATGTACGAAGGGGATGAAGCCATAATAGATTTTAAAACTGCAAAGAAGATGAAAAAACGTGAATGGATTGACGATTATTTTATGCAGGGTTGTGCATACGCATTAGCACATAATGAGATGTTTGATACAGATATCAAAAAAGTAGCAATATTAATGGTAGACAGAGAGTCTAATTTTAAAGATTTTGTTATAGAGGGAGAAGAATTTGAGAAATATTGTGATAAATGGTCAGACAGACTAGCAGATTATTATTCCAAAAATTCCTAAAGGCCAGAAAATGATAAATACTAGGTAATAGGAGACTTATTTAATGGCAACAAGTAACAATACAGTAGTAGTATCAAGGATACAAAATCGTAGAGGTTTAAAACAAGACTTACCTCAACCACTTCGTTCTGGAGAAATTGGTTTATCAACTGACAGCAGACAAGTATTTATAGGTGGTGATGAATTAAATTCTACTTTCAATAAAGTATTGATATTTGAAAATACAGATAATGCTAGACAAATTGTAGATAGTATTGCTAATAATCAAATTATAAGTTTCACAGTTCCTCACAGAAGATATAATACTAGTTTAAATGGATTAGACGGAACTGCTAAAAGTTTTACATATACAGGCAGTTCTGATGTTAGCACTACAGATAGTTCAAGAGATGTATTTAGAAGTACAGTAGGTGCTGGTAATGTTGTAAGTATTGAATCTGGTGCGGCCTTTGATGCTGATGATTTAACCGTTGTAAAAAATGGTATTAGGCTTACAGGAAATAATACTGCATCTATAGGAGATCTTACAACAGAAGATTACATTTTCTCAGCAGGTACTAGTTTAGGTAATGATCATACAATTACCTTTAAAACAATACCATTAACAAGTGATGATATTGGTGTTACATATTATGGTAATTCAGCAATTATTAGAACATTAGACGGTGCTAGTAGTAGTGATGCTAATATTAAGCCAAGTTATACAGGTTTAACAAACTTTTATGATAGACAAAGCATACCTTCTTTCCTACAAATACCTACAGACTTAATAGTTGTTAATGCAACAACAGGAACAGGCTACATTGGATTACAACATAAACATACAGCAGTTATTTCTAGTAGCTCACAAAATATTACTGACTTAACAGGTTTAACCAAGATACTAGCAAGTAGAACAAGTGAAAAAGTTACAGGTGCTAGTTTTACAGCATCTGGAAATACAATTACAGTAGCATACGCACATGCAAATCAAAAGTATGCCACAACAGCAAATAACTATAATAGAGTTTACATAGAAAACAGCACAGGCGGTGATGCAGATGGTAATGCTGTAATTACAGGAGCAAATGCTACACACTTTACATTTGATGTTAGTAGTTATGGTGGCGCCGCAAGTGGAACACTTAACCATACAAGAATATTAGAGTTCGATATATCAGGTGCTTCTAGTAGTGGTAATATTACTACAGGTTCTAATGTTACACCTTCTTGGCATAGTTTACAACTTTTACCACAATTTGATACTTCTACAGGTAATCAAATATCTTCTACTCAGGTTTATTTTACACATAGATCTGCACAAAGTAGTACACCATTAGATTTTACACTTCATGAAGATAATGGAACCTTAGGTAAATTAAATTTAGCACCTAAGTCATACGATAAAGACGATACAGTGAAAGCACAATTAGAAGTATTCTTATATGATGCAATGATAGATCCTGCTCTTAATGTTTATGAATCAGTAGATACTAATCAGGAATATACCAGTAACGCAACTGTAAAAGCAACTATAGGAACATATAGTTTAAGTCTTAATACAGAAGGTACAGAAATTACTTTTAACACTAATGAAGAAGCCAGAAACTTTTCAACATTAGTAAACAAATTATATTTTGAATACAGCATATATAATACACCAGGCGCAGGTGGATTAGGTAGTTTAAATGTAAACTCACGTGGCTTAACAAATGTAAAAAATAACATTCAATTACAAACTGCCGAAGGTGCCGCAAGTGGACTGCCTGATGTAGCATATGACTCAACAGAAACTGCTAGTGTACCAGCAAGTGCCAATACAGCAATCAAAACATTTGACATGACAGCACATGATACTTTTGTAATAGATTATACAATAGATTACAGAAGCGGAGCAGACTTATACAGAAAAGTAGGATTATTACAATTATCCAGTTATGATTATGGAACTGGTAATCCTGCAGATGTTGTTATACAGGACTATGGTACAGATAAAGCAGTAGGTTCAGTTTCAGGAAACGTTCAGTTTCAAGCAAATGTGGCAAGTAGTGTTTTAACACTAACAGCAATCAGTAGTGTAAACCAATCATGCAATATGAAATATATTGTAAGAAAATGGAATGCACCATTAACATAATGATTGATGTTTGTAAAAACACATAGTCCCACAGATAGATTAAGAATTTGGAGAGAGATTAGACAAAAGGAACATCTGTCTATAGACGATCTTGTACAAGAGTTTCAGGATATTAAAATACTTTCTCGTTACTTAGATTACTACACACCAAAAAGTTGGCCTAACCCATTTGAGATAGTGTCAGAAGGATTTTTATGCCAGACAGGTGTAACACTTTTACTTACTACTACTTTAATAAATAAAAATTTCATTACTAGTAATGAATTAACTTTTCCTGTGATAAGTAATAACATAACAGGAGACTCTGGAATAGTTCTTTTAGATAATAATAAAGTTTTTAACTTTAGTCCTGGCAAAATTGAGGAGTGGGATTTTGTAAAAGAGAACGCAACGATATTCCAAACACATAAAATAGATAAAAAAATACTTTCGTATTGACTTTTGTATAGTTATATAGTAGAATAAATCTGCGATAAATATTAACTTTACAAAACAGATTAGGGAACACACATGCAGGTAAAGAAGAGAGACGGAACACTAGAAGATTTAAACATAGACAAACTACACAAAGTCGTAATGTATGCATGTGAAGATATTTCAGGTGTAAGTGCATCTGAGGTAGAAATCAATTCTAAAATTCAGTTCTTTGAAAAAATAGCAACAGAAGATATTCAAGAAACACTTATAAAAAGTGCCGCAGATCTTATCTCAGAAGATACACCAAATTATCAGTATGTAGCAGGAAGACTAATAAACTATCATTTGCGTAAAATGGTATATGGTGAGTTTGAGCCTCCTTGCCTTTGTGATATTATACAAAAGAATATAGATGAAGGATTTTATGATCCTGAGTTTACAGATTTATATACAAAAGATGAAATAAATCAATTACAAGAATACATAGATCATAATAGAGATGAAGTTTTGACTTATGCGGCTATGGAACAGTTCCGTGGCAAGTATCTAGTACAGAATAGAGCAACAGGTGAAATTTTTGAAACACCACAAGTTGCATATATGATGATTGCCGCAACATTATTTGCAAAGTATCCTGCAGAAACAAGAATGAGTTATGTAAAAGCATATTACGATGCTATTAGCACATTCAAAATTTCCTTGCCTACGCCTGTTATGGCTGGTGTGCGTACACCACAAAGACAGTTTAGTAGTTGCGTATTAATTGAAACAGATGATAGTTTAGATAGTATTAATGCAACTAGTAGCAGTATTGTTAAGTATGTAAGTCAAAAAGCAGGTATTGGTATTGGTGCAGGAAGTATTAGAGCAGTAGGCTCTAAGATAAGAAGTGGAGACGCAACACATACAGGAGTGATTCCTTTCTATAAATTGTTTCAATCAGCAGTTAAAAGTTGCTCACAAGGTGGTGTAAGAGGCGGAGCCGCCACTTTATACTATCCTATTTGGCATTTAGAAGTTGAGGATTTATTAGTATTAAAAAACAATAAAGGTACAGAGGACAACAGAGTACGTCATATGGACTATGGTGTACAATTTAATAAACTTATGTATGAGCGATTAATTAAGGGCGAAAATATTACATTGTTTAGTCCTAATGATGTGCCTGGATTATATGATAGTTTCTTTAATGATCAGGACAAGTTTAAAGAACTATATGAAAAAGCAGAACGTATGACTAGCATAAGGAAAAAGTCTATACCTGCTTTAGAATTGTTTAGTAACTTTGTTACAGAAAGAAAAGACACAGGTAGAATATATTTGATGAATGTAGATCATGCAAATACACATGGAGCATTTTTAGAAGATGTAGCACCTATTAAACAAAGTAATTTATGTTGCGAAATAGATTTACCAACAAAGCCTTTATCATCTATAAATGATGATGAGGGAGAAATAAGTTTATGTACATTAAGTGCTGTAAATTGGGGTGTAGTTAAAGATACAGTAGAAATGCAAAAGATATGTAATTTAGCAGTAAGAGGACTGGACGAATTACTAGACTATCAGGAATATCCTGTAGTAGCCGCAGAAGTAAGCACAATGAATAGACGCCCACTTGGTGTAGGTATAATAAACTTTGCATATTGGTTAGCAAAAAATGATACAACGTACCAAGAACCTAATTTAGAATTAGTGGACGAATGGGCAGAGGCATGGAGTTATGGTCTTATTCAAGCAAGTGCCGATTTGGCAGTAGAGAAAGGTGCATGTCCTAAAAATATGGAAACAAAATATGGTAATGGCATAACACCTAATCAAACTTATAAGGAAGATGTTGACGAATTAGTAAAGCATAAAGAAAGACAGGATTGGAAAGGATTAAGAAAACAATTAGCAGACACAGGTATAAGAAATAGTACACTAATGGCATTAATGCCTGCAGAAACTTCTGCACAGATAAGTAATAGTACAAATGGTATAGAGCCTCCACGTAGTTATGTAAGCATAAAGCAAAGTAAACATGGGGTATTAAAACAAGTAGTACCAGGATATCCATACTACAAAAATAAATATGACCTCTTATGGGAACAAAAGTCCCCACAAGGCTACCTCAAAATTATGGCAGTATTACAAAAATATATTGATCAAGGTATAAGTGTAAACACTAGTTATAATCCAGAGCATTATGAAGATGAAAAGGTACCAATGAGTGTTTTAATACAAGATATACTGACTTTTTATAAATACGGAGGCAAACAATTATACTATAATAATACATACGACGGTCAGGGCGAAATCGATATACATAAAGATGACGTCCAAGATGACCTCGCCATCACTGAAATAGATGATGAAGATTGTGAGAGTTGTAAAATATGACAGTACTAAATACAAAAAATAAAAAGCATCATACCAAGGCTACTATGTTCTTAGATCCTACTGGCGGACCTGTGGTACAAAGATACGATACATTAAAATATAAACAATTTGATAAACTTACAGACAAGCAGTTAGGATTCTTTTGGAGACCAGAAGAAGTAGACATACTTAAAGATGCAACAGATTTTAAAAACCTAACAGACTTTGAGCAACACATATTTACAAGTAATTTAAAAAGACAAATTTTACTTGATAGTGTACAAGGTCGCTCCCCTAATTTGGCTTTTCTGCCTATAGTAAGTCTGCCAGAATTAGAAACCTGGATAGAGACTTGGGCATTTAGTGAAACTATACATAGTAGAAGTTATACACATATTATCAGAAACGTATATCCTGACCCAAGCAAAGTTTTTGATGAAATGCTAGACATACAAGAAATATGTGATTGTGCAGACAGTATTACAGAAAATTATGACAAATTGATAGAGTACAATTTATTAAGAGAAAAAGGCTACAAAGCATATGATGAGTACGAACATAAAAAAAGAATTTGGTTAGCACTAATGAGTGTGAATATTCTGGAAGGTGTTCGCTTTTATGTTAGTTTTGCTTGTAGTTGGGCATTTGCAGAACTTAAAAGAATGGAAGGTAATGCTAAAATTATTAAACTAATTGCTAGAGACGAAAATGTGCATTTAGCAAGTACACAACAAATGCTAAAATTCTTACCTAAAGATGATAAAGATTTTGCTAAAATACAAAAAGAAACTTATGAAGAATGTACACAGATGTTTATAGATGCAGTAGAGCAGGAAAAAACATGGGCAGAATATCTTTTTAAAGACGGTAGTATTATAGGACTTAATGCAGAACTATTAAAGCAGTATGTAGAATATATTGCGGCCAAACGAATGCATGCCGTGGGACAGGAAAAGATATATAATAGTGGTACCAATCCATTACCTTGGACTCAAGCATGGATTACAGGAGGCTCAGTACAAGTGGCTCCACAAGAGACAGAAATATCATCATACGTTATAGGAGGTACCAAACAAGACGTAGATGATAACACATTTAAAGGCTTTAGTTTATAATGTACGAAGACATATTAAAAGAAAATTTAGGAAAAGTAGTTTCAGTCAAAACTACTGCAGGAATAGAATTAATTGCAACATTGTTAGGATACGATGAAAAGAACCATACCCTAACATTGAACAAGCCAAGACTTGTAGTAGTTGCAGAAGAAAATATCGCAGTAGTTCCATACACATTTACTAGTAAATCAGAAATGATATTTGTTTTAAGAGAGCAATACATATCAGTAGATTCAGCACTAGAAAATAGTTCCAATGATTATCTAAAATTAGTTGAAGAACAAGAATCTTAATAATTTTTAGATAAATAATTGTATGAGCATGATAGCCAAACAATTAACACCAGTAGGTCCAGGTGTAATCATGGCTCCTGTTAAAGTAACAACAGTTATAGCAGAGGGTCTGCCTGTGGCAACATTAGGTGATAAAGTTACTCCTCATGGAGAACCTCCCCACTCAAGTGCTGTAATAGTTGGAAACTGTTCTGCAACAGTACTTGCAGAAGGACAGCCAGTTGCAAAAACAGGTTCTATTGCTACTTGTTCCCATACAGTAACAGGAGTATCAACAATACTAGTAGGCCCATAATGTCTAACCTAGTTTCTGTTCGTGGCCCTCACGCCAGAAATAATAACGATACAATAAGAATACAATGGAATATGGGTAATTCCTGTAATTATTCCTGTGAATATTGCCCACCTATTTTACACAATGGAAGTAAGCCTTGGTTAAGCAAAGAGCAGTACATAGACGCAATATCACGTTTATCTACGCATTATACAGCATTAGACAAGCATACAGAGTATGAATTAATAGGCGGAGAGGTTACTGTAATACCAGGCTTTGAAGATATTGTAAGGTGTATAAATGAGCATAATTCGACCAGCATTGTGTACACTAATGCTAGTAGAACTGTAAATTGGTGGAGTAGAGCAAAACATTATATGGATAGTGTTGTTTTAACATACCATCCCCAATCGCAAGAAAAACAGCATTTCCTTAATGTTATAAACGAAATAAAGGATTATGTACACATAGACGTTAATATTGCAGGAATAGGCGGAGACGTGCTCAGATTGGGCGAATTTGCAGAGGAAATACGTGATTTGTTTATTAACTGCGAACATAATAATTATAATAGTGTAAGTATTTGTGTTAAAACCATGTATAGAAAGCTCTTAGGACGCCAGAATAAGCAGGAAACATATTGGCAATACACTAAAGAAGAGCAAGAAGTAATGCAAAGACCAGGCATTAAAGCACAGGTATTGCCTGAAAAGGAACAATTAAATATACCTGGTGCAGAGTATGTGCCTGATCCAGAGCCTGATCCAAATGCTTGGATGACAGAGTTTTTATATGATAACGGACATGCAGAATATGTTCAAAGTCATCAAATTATAGATAAAGGCTTAAATACATTTCAGGGTATGAGATGTCATTTAGGATTTGAAAGTTTAAATATTGATGCTAGTGGAGATATGTACAGCAGTTGGTGTGGAGCAATTAATTTTGGTAATATATCTGATAAAAATTGGGCTCTACCTCAAACAAAAACAGTCTGCCCTTATGCATTTTGTAACAATATAAGTGATATATCTATTACAAAAACACTAGATTGATTGTTTTTTACTGTTAGAAAATTTACTTAACATTCCTACAATAGATTTTTGGTAATTATCGTCAGTATTTAATAATGATATTTCCCAATCTGGTATATAAGTATTAGTAATTATATTTCTTTCTTCAACACTATCAAATATATGTCCTTTATAACTGATAGATTTCTGTTTCGCAAGATTATTTTCTACATTTGCTTTATAAATTACTGCATTTTCTATACTAGTGCCAAAAGGTGGCTTAACATAATTTTTAAGCAAATGGTAACCTTCCATTGTTTGCTGAGGAGTAAAATTATTTGGTAGTTCTAATAGTGACTCATAGTTGTAATCATTTACATCAAAGTCATGCAGTCCGTAGACATCGCAAATCCATTTTCCTTTGCTTGAAATAATATGATTTATATTTAAATGTACTAATGGTCCCCTTACAAATTCTACCTCTAGTTTTTTAGAAAAATTATTTACGTTTTCTAAATCCTTTAAATTTTCTCTGTAAATATTATACTGTATTTTGTTACAGTAAACTAGGTTGTCTATCAGTTTATTAAAATTTTCCTCTGGATAAAAATACTTATGTGTTTCTGTAAATGCATATATTTTAAAAATAAAATAAAAATTGTATTCTTTTACATTAATAAAATTATCTGAAAACCCATTAGTTATACAAATTATTTGAATAGATTTATCTTTACAATAATCTGCCAATTCAACGATATGTTTATATTCTAAAGGATCTCCGAAAACACTTTCAAGTATTAATTGTTCAGGTTTTTGACTATCTAAAAAAAGTTTTAATTTAGATATATCTAAATGCTCTTGTGGAATTTCTCTTTTGCCAAATCGATGAAATAGAAAACTGCCCTGTGGTTCAAGTGAACTAAACATACAGTTTTTAGATGTGGGATCTACAAAGATTTGTTTCATACAACTATTTAATAGTTGCGTAAAATCAATTACTCTTTTGTGGCATTAAAGTTTACAACTTGGTCGTAATCTGAATTGGCGTCATCATAGTAAAATTCTGCTGATGTATCTAATTCATTTACGTCTGATGTATATATTCCAATTGAGTACTCTTCAACTAATACTGTTCCACTTACTTCACCTCTTACAGCAAAGTGGTATATACCTGGTACAGTTACGTTTGCCATATTAGATGATGTATCTACAGTAATTGTTCCTATACTTGCGCCTGTATTGGCAAATGTTGCCCAAGGTGGTACAGGACTAAAGTTCATAACACTAACATTACTTGCACTAGCATTAATTTGAACATTTACGTTTGCACTTTGTCCATTAGCAACTGTTAGTACCAATCCTGAAGGTACTGCTGATAGTTGTAAGTCTCCAACCTGTGGACTTACACCAATAGATTTTTTAAGATTTGCTTCTACTTGTCCAGTTGCTGTAAGTAAGTTAGCATCAAATGTTAATGACATTCCTCTACCACTTACATAACCTTCTGAAGTAATATATGATTTTATAGTTCTTGCATCTGCACTAGGGTATAAATCAATATACTGTAATGCTAAACCGCCTATTTGTGCAGTTGCTACTGATGTACCGTCTGCAGTTGTATAAGCACTATTGTTTGAGAAGTTAATTATTGATACGTCATCTGACATTCCAAATACATCTACTTCTGGCCCTAAATTACTTCCTGTGGTTGCTGTAAAGTAACCTACATTTAAACTTGCATTGTGTCCACCAACAGTCATTACTCTGTCTAAACCTGCAGGTGAATAAAAGTCAACGTCTCCAGCATTGTTACCTGCTGAGCATACAACTATCATATTGTTTTCTTCTAGTTCGGAAAATTTAGCATCTAATAAATTATTTTTTGCAGTAGTCCAACAGCATACAACTGGCTTAGTTTGGCTAGGTGTATTTGCATTATGGTGTACTAAACAGGCATCAAGAGCGTCTATCATTGCTCCTATAGTTCCTGTATAAGGTGTACTATCCATAGCTCTTACATTATGTAAAGTTGCGTCTTTGGCTGTTCCTATATTGGCACCAATAATTAAACTTGCCATTGATGTACCGTGTCCATCAGTGTCTGTATAGTCAGTACCACTTCCAAAACCTGTATATAGGTTGTTTACTGTTCTTCCTGAAAACTCGTCATGTGTTGTATTAACACCTGTATCAACTAGATAAATGTGTTCTCCACTTCCTGTGCTACTAGGGTTATATGCAGTTGATGTTGAGCCTGCATCATTACATAACATTTTAAGGTGGTTCGTATTAAATGAAGGAGTAATTACTGCTTCTCTATCGTATCCTTCATGATGTAGTACGCCATTTATTGCGTCTTTTTCTGCTTCTTCGGCCTCTATCTTATATGTCATGTTAAAACCATAAGTTTTAAGGATAGTACCACCTGCAGACGTTATGGCCGTTTCCGCCGCTGAAGCATCAGCATGTGTCGACGGGTCCATTGCTACTATATACTCTGCCATTTTGTAAACTCCTATTTAAAAAATTCCGATAACTATAATATATACAATGTATTTATCATTATCTGCACAATACAATTATTAAATATGAGCATAAACTACAATATTGAATTAGGTAATCCTCCTGGCATGATAGTAGACTGCTCTATGGAACACTATGTTAAAGTTTTTGCAGAAAAAACTGATAAGCCTCTTTTAGACTGTATAGGGGATATATTAGCAGATAAAGAACATATACATTTAGCACTAAGTGGTGGTTTAGACAGTCAGTTTAGTTTGAGATATTGCTTAGAATTAAATAAAACAGTTACAGCATATACTTATAGATCCATTTGGAAAGACACGATTATAAATGTAGAGGATGTCTATCTTGCAGAGCAACTTGCAAAAAAGTTTAAATTTAAACATCATGTAATTGATATAGATTTATTTGAGTTTTATAATAACAATGAGCATTATAATTATGGCCCAGAGTATTTGAATAATACTCCACAACTGTCATTACATTTTTATTTTATAAAATTATTAAAAGATAAGTTTAACATTGATCATATCTTAATGGGTGGAGACCCACCTCTTATAAGGTACAACTCTAAAATTACAACACAAAAAAATATTTCTATTACAGGGGATAAATTTTTGCAGGATATCATGGCACCTTACTATATATTTTGTGAAAGCATAGGTGTAGAATGTTTGAGAGATATTTACTATCACAGTCCACAAGCAGTTTATCAAAGTTATATGAATAATATTGATGTAATTAAAAAGCAAGGCAAGTATGCTAAAACTACAGATTGGTACATGACGAGTGAAAGGCAAAGAAATGATTTATACGTTTACAAATATGAGTTTTATAAAAATGTTATAAATGACCTTATGCCACAAAAAAGCGAAACAACAGGCTTTGAAAATCTTAAAAAAATATTAGCAACAGAAACAGGTATCTACAATCAATTTGATATCCAATACAAAGATCCTTTAATAGACCTTGATAAAAAATCTATTAGAGCAAGAGCAAGAGAAAGAAGACTCAAATACACTGAACTAGGTGCAAGGGGAGAACAAGGAAAGCAACCTACACTAGGAAAATTTAATAGAAATATTAAATATCCACAACTTATAAAAAATATCTATAAAGATTTTCATCAATATATACAGGAAAATGACTTAACCTGTGTAAACAGATTTAACTTTGATTTCTAAATCGTTCAAAATTACCCTATTATCTACACTATTCAAACGCAGATATATAAATACAAATTATAAAATGACATAAGTCATTTATATATTAACCTCCATTACACAGACTATGAAAAATGTAATATGCTTATGGTTAGTTTGCACCATCCAGGTAAACGACCAACTTTACGGTGCTCTGCGAAGTGTAAGGGATATAATGAGTTGGAGTATAGTAGGTGAGCCAAAAACAAATTAATAAATTACAAGATAGTCTAGAACTTTTCACGTTGATTTCAATTTTTTTAGTAAGTGTACTTGCTATAACTCCTAGTGTTTAAAATTAAAGGTAAGGAAAAAAATAAACGTGACAACATTGATTTTAAAATTAAAAAACAATGATAAGGTTTGCAAGGTATGTGATTTTGTAGAAATGATTGTACTAATGAGCATTCCATTTGCTATCCCATTGTTTATAATGTATGCATCAGCATTATAAAAACTAAAGGAGAAAAAAGTGAAAAAGTTATTTGCTATTACTATGTTAGGACTATTTGTTTCAAATGCACACGCGGATTGGAGAATGGAAAAATTTGATATTAACCAAGACGGATTTGTAATTAAAGAAGAATTACTTGAAGCAGGTTGTACTGTAAAGAATGGACTCTTTAAAGCGGCAGACAAAAATAACGACGGTAAACTTTCTAAGGGAGAACTTAGGAAAGCATCTGAGTATATTGTTAGACACAGATGTCCAAGAAATTAATATTATTAGGATTTGTATTAATACCATGGGAAGTTCCTGTAGTATTATTTTTAGCAACATTGATAAATTTAATATGAGAAAAGTTTTAGAAGTTTTTTTTAAATATTGGATACAACCTTGGCATCCAACGAGATAATATGAGATACGAAGTACGCGACGCAACTCCAGAAGAATTTGAAGCCTGGAGAAAGACTGACTATTGGAACAGAATGGATTTTGATCCTTTAGTCATGTTTGTGGTTATACCCACTATTATACAGTTAATGGCAGTAGGCATGATGGGTGTAGTTATGTATATAAACTCAATATTGTTTTGATTAAAGAAGCAATTAAGGCCGTCATTGGCGTAGGCAAAAATGGCGGCCAATTTAAAATCACACCTTTGCGAATTCTTCTATTCGCATTTCTAGTAGCATCAATATTTTTAGGCTTTGTATCGTTAATGTTACTATTGACAAGCATAATTTTATAAGTATAATAAATAGAAAAATAAGGATAATTATGGCTTTTGTAGTAGGTAGTCCCTGTGTAGGTTGTAAAGACACAAAATGCGTAGAGGTATGTCCTGTAGACTGTTTCTATGAGGGACCAGATATGTTGGTTATAAATCCAGATGAGTGTATAGACTGTGCATTGTGTGAACCAGAATGTCCAGTTGAAGCAATATGGAGTGATGATGAATTACCACCTGAGCAGATACCATTTATTGAAATAAATGCAAAATTATCTGAAGTGTGGCCTAATATAGATGAAACAAAAGAAGCATTAGCACATGAAAGTCCATACAGTACAGAAGAAGCAATAGCAATAGGTGAAAAACATGTCGAAGAAAACGGATAAACCAAAAACAAGGTCGCATTTGCAACTGTTTACTCACGACTCACCTTTCGGACACAAGGTACAAAAGGATAAAACAAAAATAATACCTCGAAAAGAGAAGTACAAAGGAAAACAAGATGATTGATGGAGTAATACTACTAGCCATAGTAATACCAGGTTTAATTGCTATATGTCAAATGATGTTTGTTGTAATAAACAGCGAAGGCGGAAGTAAAGGTATAAGCAAAGAAGTATATTATGGTAGAAAAACAGGCAAAAAATACACGGCAGAAAAAAGCAGAGAGCATCACATAGTATGATAGAAAGGAATGTAGAATATTTTGACACACCATTTAGACATGCAGTCATAGATAATTTTTTTAGTGAACAAGATCATGCTACATTAACAAACATATTAGATGAGAATGAAAAAAATATACCTTTCAAGAACGGCAGTATAATAGACTACAGTAAAGACCCAGATCAAGTACACAATTGGTTAGAAACGCCAGATGAAATATTGGCTCCATATTTTGAATACATAGCATCCTTAGAGTCACTTAAATTAGATCGTGAAAGAGAGTTTTCTACACAATACAGATATTATGTTAGATCTAAAAATTCAGATTTCAAACCATATCCAATACACACAGAAAATATCTACAAAGCAATGAGCCTTGTTGTATATATGGGAGAGCAACCTAATTACGGCACAGAATTATATGATGACGATAGAGAATTTGTTAAAGAAATAGAATGGAAAGATAACAGAGCATTTATAATGTGTGGCTATAGTAATCAAAAAGGTAAGTTACCTGGCAATAGCACATGGCATGGATATAGAATAAAACCTAACACTATTAGAAGAACAGTATTTGGATATGTTTGTACCACAGACAAAAGTTGTCAGTATCACAGTCTTGCAGACTTTTACAGTGGAAATAGGCGCAAGTATGTAAGTCAGCAAACAGAAGGCAGTCTTGTGTTAAAAAGATATGCGGAGTCAGAAGGAATATTATTTGGTGAAAAATATCCTGAACCCAGAAATGATAGATAGAGAAATACAATATTTTGATGAACCGTTTAGGTATGCTGTAATTGATAATTTTTTTAGTAAAGAAGATTTAAACTTTGTAAATTCTAAATTAGATTATATACAAGAAACTAAAAACTTTGAAAGTATATCTGATACTGACAAAATAAGAAAAAGGATACTTAAAAAGGATTTACATGACTTTGATAAAAAACCAGATGAAAGGTTTGCAAAATATTTTAAATTATTAGACAGTTTAGATATCAAAAATGATCCTGAAAAAGATTACACATCAGAATATGCGTATTTTTTTAGAGTAAAAAAACTTGTAGAAAATTATCCAGTTCATACAGAAAATATTTACAAAGCAATATCATTAGTTGTTTATTTGAGTGAGGAAGAAAACTTTGGTACAGAACTTTATGATAATAATAAAAATTTTGTAAAAGAAGTAGAATGGAAATACAATAGAGCATTTGTAATGTCAGGATTTAATAACCAAAAAGGAAAATTATCAGGTAATAGTACCTGGCATACCTATAAAACTAAGCCTGGTACACTAAGAAGAACATTTTTTGGTTATACTACATGTAGTATAAAAAGCATTAAAGAGCATAGTTTATATCAAGATTACTATGTAGATGGCTGGGGCAACAAAGCAATTAAACTGCAATAAACGATAAATACTACTATAATTATTAGTAGGAGTAACACATGTCAGTGAAAGATATGAATTATCGTGAGCGAGGCTTATTGCTCAGTATGTTTGCTCACCAATGTTATTGTGAGCCAAAAGATTTATTAAAGAAGAGACCAGGTATAAAAGACTTGGCACCTCTTAAAAAGTTTCTAAATAAACCACTTCCACCAACATTTATAGATGTTGATGGTGCTCAAGCCTATGTAATGAGTGATAGCAAAGATGTCCTTATTGCATGTAGAGGTACAGAACCAACTGAATTAAATGACGTAATGGCTGATTTAAAAACATGGCCAGTTGATCATCATAAAGGCGGTAAAGTACACAGAGGATTTTATGCAGAGTATAAGAAAGTTATACCAGGTATAAAAGAAGCATTAGCAAAACACGACAAGAAAGGTGTTAAAGATGTATGGGTATGTGGGCACAGTTTAGGCGGAGCAATGGCTTTACTAGTATCAGTAGAACTAGTGCCAAATGGAGGTTGCCATACATTTGGACAGCCAAGAGTTGGTAATGCAGACTTTTTAAAAGTAATAGACTTTCCTTACTACAGATACAGAAACAATAATGATATAGTTCCTGGAGTTCCACCCTCATGGCTATTCTTCAAGCACGGTGGAGTACTTAGATATATCAACAGTTATGGTAATATCAGAAATGCCACATACTGGCAAAGGTTTAAAGACAAGTGGAGAGGTTACTTTGCGGCACTTAAAAAAGGTAAATTCTTTGACAGTATATTAGACCACAACATGGGTGCATATCACGAATATATAGCAAACATGGACGACAGTGGTGAGCAATTACCCAAATAGGAGTAAATTATGCATTGGCTTTTTATTTTAACACTTAAGAGTATTTTATCTAGTATAATTGGTAGCAGTTTTTATCAGTGGTTTAAAAACACAAAGATGGGTGTATGGTTCCAAGTGAAAATGGATAACCTTATGGAGTGGGTAGCAAAAAGATATGACATTGAAATTGCTAGTCGTGAAGAAAAATGGTTAGCACAATACCCATTACTTGCAAAAAGAATTGTAGACCTTGAAAAAGAAGTTGCTAAACTCAAGAAAAGTAAATAAAAGATAAATACATAATATAAACTTATTTGGAGAAGGAATGGACCTTAATAATTTAAAATCTGAAGCAGAAAAAATATTATCATCTGACGAACTTAATCCTGTAGATAAAGTTAGAGGCATAGATCAATTAATTAAGCCTAACTTTTCAGTAAGCACAGGCTTAAATAATGAAGGTACAAAGCAAAGCCAAGAGCATAAAGAATTGTTTACAGAATTAGCAAATTCTATTAGACAAATTATAAGAGAATCTGCTTGGGGCGGCTCAGAACCAATAAGTTTAAAAGAAGCATTAAACAATCCAGATCTATTTGATGACAACATATGGGACTTATTGGAATCCTGGATTGATCATGACAGAGATTTAAATTGGAACTATGTAAATTTAGTTCAGTTTAATCTTAAAAACAATAAAAAATCTGATGGCTCAGGATTTTGGTTATCGCCACAACACTTTAGAATGGCGGCTATTATAGATACAGTAGGCAGAGAATTGCAGGAAGATACTCCTGTAGGTTTTGATTTAGACCTTGCTAAGTCTTTGTATAAAAACGAAAACCAAATACCACAAGCAATCAGTAATTCTATTTCCACACTAAGACACGCATAACTTAAACATAGTTATATACCCTGAAGACAAATCTGATAAATATAAGCATAATTATAACTTATAGGGTAACATAAATGTCTAACAAAACACCGTATGAAATACGTTTGGATTTGGTAAGAGAAGCACGAGAAATTTTACAAGCAAAGGCTAAAAATCCAGAAGATATGCCTACTACAGAAGAGGTATTAGCAGAGGCAGAACGACTCAATGAGTTTGTATCCAAGAAACCATTTAGTGATAGAAACTAATTATAAGCACTTAGGTGCTTTTTTTATGATTATTTTTTCTAAAAGATAAATACAAGTATCACAGTTCACATCACACACCAATCCGGATAAACATACAAACAGGAGATAGAAATGTATTATTCAGAATCAATGATTCAGATGGTGGAAGATCTTCATCGACAAGCATCTGAAATGGAAAAAGAAGTTAAAGGCATGATGGAACTCGAAGGTCGAGCACTTGGTATCGAGTTAGATAAAAGAAAAAGTGTTAGAGACCTTTACAACGAACTAAATGCACACAGTCAAGCAAAAGCAGAAGAAAGCCAAGCAATGACTTGGGCATACGTTCCATGTGATATGGCAGAGCAAGATCCTAATTGCTACCCAGCAGACTCTTATATAGAAGAGCATGTTGAAATGCCAGTAGAAGAGCACGTTGAACATGTAGAAGAACATGTTGAACATGAGGTAGAAGTACCTGCAGAACCAGTATTAGACTCAGACGGGTTTGTTATTGAGGAACCTGCAGAGGAACCAGCACCAGTAGAACCTGCTCCAGCAATGGAAGAGGCACCGGTAGATGTTCCAGTCGAACCAGCACCGGAGGCTCCAGCAGAAGGTGTTGAACCTATAGCACCAGAGGCTCCAGCAGAAGGTGACGATAACCCTCCATCTGTTTAAAACTTAAAAATTTTTAGGGCGGATTAATTCCGCCCTTTTTCGTCTTTTCTAAACATACCCTACCTATAAATATCACGAAGCAATAATAAGGCCACCCTAGCTCAGTTGGTAGAGCAACTGATTTGTAATCAGTAGGTCGCCAGTTCGAATCTGGCGGGTGGCTCCAAGAGGTAAAAAAATGGCAAAAGCAAAAGCAAAAACACCAGCAAAGAAAACTACTAAAAAGGTAGCCAAGAAAAAAGTTGTAGAAACTTTTGATTGGAACAATGTTGGGGAAAATGTAAGAAAAAATGCAGAACAAATAAGTGCTAACATTAGAAAAAATGCTGAAAGAATAGGCAATAATGTAAGAGCATTAATGGATAGATAATAATCTAGGGGCCATAGCTCAGCCGGGAGAGCGTCTGGTTTGCAACCAGAAGGTCCGGGGTTCGATCCCCCGTGGCTCCACCATTTTGAGAGGACATAAATGGAATTAAACAAATTAGATCATAGGTGGGATAATCAACTTATAGATTATGACCAAAATAAATTTAATTGGCGTCAATATTTTATAGATGCAGTACAAGAAAAATATCCTCAAGTTACAGAGTTAGAAAAATTACATGAGGTTATGAAGCCTAATGAAATAAATGACTTTGTATGGGATATACAACGTATTTGTAAAACAGAAGAATTTGCTAAAAAGTTAGACGATTTTGTAGATCATATTGCTAGAGAAAGACTAGACGGTGCTGACTTTATGGTGCAGGACGTAGTAGGTGTAAGAGTTGTTATTCCTAATCAAAGTAAACATGGCAGAACATTAAATTTCCATCAGGGCATTTGGTTTGGACACGGCCCAGGCATGTTTAGTATTTGGAGTCCAATTACAGAAGCATACGATTCAAATACAATGCAAATACTTCCTTGGGAGGCAAGTAGAGACATTACACAAAACACATATAATGAGCAATGGAACTACCAAAAGATACAACAAGAGTGTTTAAAACATAGTATTCCATGTAACGCATCTCCAGGACAAAGTTGGTTGTTTCAACAAGGTCATTTACATGGCAATATAAACAATGATACTGATATTACACGTTGGAGTTTCGATACTAGAGTGTTAGTAAAAGGTGGTAACTATGGTAGACGTAGACCAGGAGGTTACTTTAGATTGTTTGGAGAGTACAGACAACCTTTAAGCAACATAGATACAAATAAAACATGGATAAACTATATTGATATGAATAGCAGGTTTTGTGAGACAACGCCGTTTTTTGTAACTAGTATGATTATGCAACAGTTTTGTAAAGATGTAGGAATAGAACCTGCAGACTATCCACTAGAACTAAGTTTTTGTCATTGGGAGCCTATGTTAGAAGATTTTATAAAAGATCCAAATATACAGGGTATAGTTTTTCCTAGTATTTTAGGAATGACATATGACAAAAAACGCAGAGATGAATTAATTGATTTAGCATTTACAAATAATACCGATCTTTTATTTGTTGATGAAAGAATATTGTTAAATAACGACAAGGAAAGAGAGTATTTAGATAAAATATTTGAATACATAAACGATGAAGAAGACCCAGACTTATTACTAGGACACACAAGATAAAATGGCAAAGAAAAAGATCAAAAAAACACCAGACATTCCTAAGCAAGAGGCATCAGATGAAGTGATGTTTAACCTGCTAGACTCTAAAGTAGAAATACCTTTAGGGTTACTTAGGCAAAAACATATCTTTATAGCAACACCTTGTTATGGAGGGCAAATAGGAGAGCCGTATTTTAGAAGTATGATGAGATTGGCTATACTATGTAACAAATATAATTTAAAATATACTGTTAGCACATTAGCAAATGAAAGTTTAGTTACTAGAGGCAGAAATACACTTACAAGTTTCTTTATGGAAAACACAGATGCAACACATTTATTTTTTATAGATGCAGATATAGAGTTCAATCCAGAAGATGTACTAAGAATGGTTGCATATGATAAGCCTGTAATTGTAGGTGCATATCCTAAAAAAGCACTTAACTGGACAAGTATTATAAATGCCGCCAGAGCAGATGAAACAGAAACTGAAGAAACAATAGAAGGTCATAGTTCAAATTATGTTGTAAACTTTGACTTTGTAAAAGATCAGGAAGGTAATCCTACACCACAAGTACAAATAGAAGATAATTTAGTTAAATTAAAAGACGCAGGTACAGGATTTATGTGTATTCAGAAACAGGTTATTCAAGACTTGTTTAATGAGCATCCTGAAATGAAATATGTAAATGACATCAATGTAGATATGAAGTTTGAACCATTTATGTATGCTTTGTTTGATACAATGATAGATCCAGAAAGCAGACGTTATTTGTCTGAGGACTACACATTTTGCAGACTATGGCAGAACATGGGTGGAACAATTTATTTAGATCCTAGAACAGCATTAAGTCATGTAGGCCATTACACATTTAGAGGAAACATTAGAAAACTATTTACAGGTGAGAATAATTATCACAGAAAACAAGAGGTACAAAGTGGCAAAAAAACAACCTAAAAACAAAACAGTAAGCGATTCAGTAATATCAGTATTACTACCAACAAGAGGTAGACGTGAATTACTTAAAAAGAGTGTTGAAACTCTAGTAGATAAAGCAAACCAAAAAGATAAAATAGAAATACTTTTTGGTATAGATGACGATGATACTGGACTACAGGAGTTTATTAAAGAGGATATGGCTCCTTACTTCAATAAGCATAAAATTGAAGCAAGAGCAAGTGTATTCCAACCACTAGGGTATGAAAATTTACATATCTACGTAAACACATTGGCTGGTGCGGCAACAGGTGACTGGCTATTCTTTTGGAATGATGATTGCTTAATGGTATCAGAAGGTTGGGACGATGTAATTAGGCAATATGATGGAGAATTTAAATTACTAGGTCCTAAAGATAATCACGAAGGACATCCATACGCAATACTTCCTATTGTGCCTAAAGATTGGTTTATTCTAATGGGACATTTAAGTCAAAACCCACAAAACGATGCATGGCTAAGTCATATTGCATATATGCTAGATATATTTGAAAGAATAGACTTTGAATTTATACATGACAGAGCAGACATTACAGGTAACAATGATGATGAAACTTTCCAGAATAGAAAATATATGGAAGGTAATCCAAATGACCCTAAAGACTTTGGACATGCAGATATGCAACAAGCAAGAGTAAGTAGTGCGGCCAAAATCGCATGGTACTTGGATAAAATAGGCAAACACTCAGATTGGTGGGACAGAGTTACAGAAGGCAAACAAGACCCATTTGAAAAGATGACATGGGCAGATGGTGTTAAAGGTGCAGGGCAACTAGCCGCCGTAGATGAAAAAGAAGAACTACCTGACGATACAGTTATTTCACTTTAGTACTTGACATAAGTACATCTTTTGCTATAATATTACTTTTAATGGAGTAATCTTATGGCCATACATGCAATGGTAGACATAGAAACACTAGGCACAAAGCCTAATAGTGTTGTTTTGACTGTGGGAGGATGTAAGTTTGATCCTTTCAGTATGGCAGATCCTTATGACCATTTTATTATGAGACTGGATGTTGATGAGCAAACTGCACAAGGCAGATTTGTAGATGAAAGAACACTAGCATGGTGGGGCAGACAAGCACCTGAGATACAGGAAGAAGCATTTAGTTTAGAGGACAGAATTGACATCAAAACATTTTGTACTGCA